AGATGATATTCCTGCACAACTCTCTGAGGGTGAGTATGTCGTTCCTGCTGATGTTGTCAGATACTACGGTGTCAAGTTCTTTGAAGATCTACGAGATCAAGCTAAGATGGGTCTAGCTGAGATGGAAGCCAATGGACGTATAGGTGGAGAGCCTGTACCTGCAGGTGGTCCTATAAATAATCAGGAACTATCTGAGCAAGAGATGGCTGCTATCAGGGAAGTGATGGGCATGGCTGAAGGTGGTGAAGTACAGAACCCTTACCTACAACAACAGCAGCTATACAGCCAACCTAGACCTGCACCTATAGATGAGAAAAGAAATACAACGATAACCAACGTTAATCCTGTTGAGAACCAAATGCCTATGCAGAGCATGGCTAGTGGTGGTCAAGTCCAAGGATATCAAGACAGTAGTGTTGTTACACAACCAGATGATGATATCCCTCCTTTTGCTGAGAATAAATTTAACCCTGCTCAGTTTGGACTTGGTTTTAGTTTTATGGGTCAACCACAGCAAACAGGAACAACAACCACTCAAGCTCCACAAGGACAAACCTTTACAGTTCTTTATCATCCTGACTACGCTACAAATGGTAGAAGTAAAACTTTTTATCTTCCTAGAGATAACGAAATCTATCAACAATATCTTGACATGGGTTACACCAAGCAGATGCCTATGACTGGACCTGCAGGACAGGGAGAAACTCCAACGACTGATACTCCAGTAACTACAGAAACCACAGGAGGTAGTGGAGGTAGTGGCACTAATATTACTACAGGTGGAGGAACTGGTAAAGGATTTAGTTTTGGTTTTAAAAACTGGGGTGAAGACGTAGACTGGACAAGCTCTGATGCAATTATGAAGTTTGTTGAAGAATCTCAAAAAGGTTTAATTGATCCTAAGACTGGTAATAGGCTAACTGCTATAGGTGCTGTTGCAGGTCCATTAGGAGCAGTGGCAGGTGCTACGGCAGGAAACCTTCCCACTTTACAATCTATATCTGATTTAAGAGCTTCTGCTATTATTGCTAGAGCGCAAGGTCTAGATAATGTAGCTGAAAAAATTGATCAGCAAGTAGAGGGAATACTTAAAAAATCTTCTGGTATTACTAGATTTGTAGATAAGTTTTTTAACGAGACAGTGGACGGTGACGCAAAAGGTAAAGCAGCCCTTGATCGTCTTGGGTTTGAATATACCGTAGATAGTAAAACTGGTAATCCTACTTTTAGTGCGGAACAAATAACATCAAACAAAGCAAAAACCTCTAAACCTGAACCTAGTGCTCCAATTAAAGTTGAAAATACTTTCAATACACCAACTAAAAAAGCAGCAAAAAAAGCACTTAAAGGATCTAGTAGAGCAACTAATATTCAAGTGGGCAAAGCTGCTGCAAGAGGTGCAAGTCAAAAAGAACAACAAAAAATTAGAGATGAAGGAGCAAAAGTACAAGCTCAATTAAAAGATATGGCTTCTGGTAAAAACACTACAGGTAGAACTGGTTTTAAAGAAGGTGGACTAATGAATAAAAAGGGCAAAAAGAAATAATAACTATAAGGCTACCCAGGAATCATTCCTGGCCCCAACATAAAGGAGAACTTTAAATGCCTGAACTAACTGCAATGGAAAAACCTAAAGTAGCAGGTTTTGTAGATCGTGGATTTAACCACGCTAAAAAACAAAAACAGATGGAAGAAGCAGAGGCAGAGATTGCCCGACTAGAAGCAGAGGCTCGTGGTGAAACAGTTGAAGAACAAGAGGAATCCAGTAGCGAGGATACTGAGAACACCGAAGTTCAAGCCTCAGATGATTCCAAACAAGAAGAAACCACAGAGGAAACCAAAGCACAGGAAGACAATGACAGCGAGTTAGACGCTGAAGAAAAGTCTTTTAAGAAACGCTATGGTGATATTCGCAAACATTTAGCTGCTAAAGAAAAAGAGTGGCAAGAAAAGTTTGATGCTCTAGAAAGTAAGAGTAAACGTGAGGGTATTGTTCCTCCTAAGTCTGATGAAGATATAGAGAATTGGGCAGAGCAGTATCCAGACGTAGCAGGTATTGTTGAAACAATTGCGGCTAAGAAAGCTCAAGAGATGTTTAGCAAGGCTGAAACACGTTTGCAAGAATTAGATGAAGCACATTCTGAAGCTCAAAGAGTAAAAGCAGAGAATGTTATTCGTAAAACTCACGAAGACTTTGATGACCTAAGACAGTCAGATAAGTTCCATAACTGGGCAGATGATCAACCCAAGTGGGTTAAGGATGCACTCTATGAAAACATGGATGATCCTGCCTCAGTTATACGTGTGATAGATTTATACAAGATTGACAACGGTATGACCGTAGCAGCTAAGAAGAAATCTAAGAAAGCTGCAGCATCTACTGTTGCAAAAGGAACTCGTACTTCTATAGACGCAGAAGGTTCACAAGGACAAATAAAAGAGTCTGATGTAGCCAGAATGTCTAATAAGGAGTTTGAGGAAATGCAGGACAAAATAAACGAAGCTATGCGTACTGGCAAGTTTGTTTATGACATGTCTCGTTCTGCATGATAATTAGTTGACATATTAAAAGTCATCTATATAACTACTCGTATCTGACTTGAAGCCTCCGTAAGGACCACCTTCAAAGATACTTTCAACCCAAAAGTCTAAACTACAAAGAACTACCTGGACAAGTATAGGCCCAGTGGTATTCGGTAGCGCAACCTAATACTTTCTGCACCCTAGAAAACGTACAGCCTCTTTCAGGTGTTTAAGCTTTATTCCCAAAGCCAAATATCATGGAGGATTTAACAATGGCTTTTCAAACCGCATCGGGTTATGGGAATTTACCTAACGGTAATTTTAGTCCTATAATCTACTCCAAGAAGGTACAGCTTGCGTTCCGTAAAGCTGCTACTGTAGGAGACATAACTAACTCCGATTATTTCGGAGAGATTAGCGCACAAGGTGATACTGTTCGCATAATCAAAGAGCCTGAAATCTCAGTTCAAGCTTATGCTCGTGGCACAACAGTTACAGCACAAGACCTTGACGATGAAGATTTTCAGTTAGTCGTAGACAAAAGCAACTACTTTGCTTTTAAGATGGACGATATTGAAGAAGCTCACTCACATGTGAACTTCATGCAACTTGCTACAGATCGTGCAGCTTACAGACTAGCTGATCAGTATGACCAAGAAGTTCTTGGTTATATGTCAGGTTTCAAGCAATCTGCTCTACATGCAACAGCAGACACAGCTAATGACCAAGTAAACGGTACAAAGGCTGTAACTACTGCAGGTTCAGACGAACTACTTTCAAGCATGAAGTTGATTAAGAGTTCATTTGGTAACATCACAACGTCATCTGCAGGGGATCACTCAATCCCAGTAACTGCACGTATGCCAGGTGCTACTTCTCTACCAACAGCTACAGTTTCACCTGCAATGGTTGTTGCAAGAATGAAACGATTGCTTGATCAGCAACAAGTTGATTCACAAGGCAGATGGCTTGTAATTGACCCTGTGTTCATGGAAATACTTTCCGATGAAGATTCACGCTTCATGAATGGAGACTACGGTGATTCTGGTGGACTACGTAACGGTCTTGTAATCAACAACTTTCATGGCTTCCGTTTGTACGTGTCATCAAACCTACCTGCTGTAGGTACTGGTCCAGGTACATCAGGAACAGCAAACCAAAACTCAAACTTTGGTGTGATTGTTGCAGGTCATGATTCTGCTGTAGCAACTGCAGAGCAGATCAACAAAACAGAAACATATCGTGACCCTGACAGCTTTGCTGACATTGTTCGTGGTATGCATCTATACGGCAGAAAGATTCTTCGTCCAGAAGCAATCGCTACTGCTAAATACAACGCAGCGTAAGGGAGGATTAAGATATGGCTACTTTTGACATGACCTCAAAAGCTACTGTTGGTGTCGATTCAGACAGCATTGCAGCAGCTACCTCACGCCACCAAGCAATGAGCATGTACATGCGTGAAGCACGTCTTGACATTGCTAAAATGGTAGAAGACGGATATTCCTGTACGAATGGGGATATCTTTCAGCTTCTAGAAATTCCTGCCAACACACTAATATTGTTTGCAGGTGCTGAAGTTGAAACTGCTTTCAACGGTACATCTCCAACTGTGGATATTGATTTCGCAGCAGGTGATGACATCATTGATGGTGGTGACGTTTCATCTGCAGGTTTCCTAGCAGGAGGAACAAACGGTCAAACTATGGTTGTAAACACTGCTTCTGCAGATACGTTTACGGCACACGTAACAACTACAGATACAATTGACGTTAAGTTGATTGCTTCATCTGCAGACGTTACATCTGGCATCCTACGTGTTTTTGCATGTTGCATCGACACAGGGAAGCGAGGACGTGTGGCAGCTACCGAAGTAGATCGTGATCTACTAGCATAACACTTTAGGGGCTGACTTCGGTTGGCCCCTTTAGCTTATCTAAGGAAAAAATATGGCTTTAACATTTCTATCATTAACGAATGATGTAATTACACGAATGAACGAAGTGACGCTTACTTCTACTACTTTTGCTAACGCTAGGGGTGTTCAAGTACAGTGTCAAAATGCCGTTAATGAAGCCATCAGATATATAAATCAAAGAGAGTTTGGATACTCTTTTAATCATGCACAGAATACATCTACTTTGACTCCAGGTGTGTGTAGGTATACTGCACCAACAGATACTAAATCAATAGACTACGCTACTGCTAGAATTAAAAAAGATGATGATGTTAATGCTGCAGGAAATAATTTAACACTTCTTAACTACAACGAGTACATAGAAAAAGGTTATCCTAATGAAGAGGATGATGTTGCAACAACAACTATCAATGCAACAGATGGGTTATCTGCAGCCGTAACAACAATAACTGTTGCATCTACAACAGACTTTAGTTCAACAGGAACTCTGTACATAGGTGGAGAACAAATAACATATACAGGTATATCAGGTAACGATTTTACAGGCTGCACTAGAGGTGCAAATAGTACAACAGCAGCAGCGATATCAAACGGCACTACAGTGACCCAGTTTGATGGTGGTGGTGTTCCTAGAAATATAGTTAGAACCCCCGACAATAACTATTTACTATATCCTTATCCAGATAAACAATACACACTTATTTTTGATTACTTTACATTTCCATCTGACCTATCAGCACATGGAGACACCACAAGTATTCCAGATAGATTTGCACCTGTAATTATAGATGGTGCATCTGCTTTTGTTTATCAGTATCGGGGTGAAACGCAACAGTATCAATTAAACTTTGCTAGGTTTGAGCAAGGTATTAAAAATATGCAAAGTCTGCTTATCAACAAATATGAGTATGTAAGATCCACAGTTATTATTGCCCCTAGAGGTTCTGCTAACTTTGCAGGTGGAGTAGTTTCCTAATGCCAGATCTATCCCAAGCACAACCTGCAGCATTTAATTGTGAGGGTGGTTTAGTTTTAAATCGTTCTACGTTCTTAATGCAACCAGGTGAAGCGTTAGAGTTAGAAAACTTTGAGCCTGACATTGAGGGTGGTTACAGAAGAATAAACGGTTTTCGTAAATACGTAAATCAACAAGTACCTCAAACATCTGACTCTAGTGAAAAAATTCTTATGGTTGCTACTTTTGCAGATAAAGTGTTAGCAGCCAGAGGTGAAAAAATATTTAGTTCTTCATCCACTGAGCTTGCAACTAAAATTGTTTCTAGCACAGGTATGACAGGCTCTGGAACTATAACTGTAGATTCTACAACAGGATTTTCTTCTAGTGGAACACTGCAGATTAACGATGAAATATTTACGTATACTGGAGTTACCTCTACTAGTTTTACAGGTGTAACTCGTGCTACATCAAGTACAACTGCTGCTGATCATGCTGTTGATGATGTAGTATCAGAATCTTGGACTGAAAGAGACACTGGCAGAACTAGTGCAGGTAAATATAGTTTTGAGAGATATAACTTTGATGGTAACGAAAAGATTATAGTTGTTGATGGTGCAAATGCCCCAACTATTTTTAACTCTTCTTTATCAGCAACAGATGTTAGTGAAAGTTCTGTAGCAGGTTCTACAATAGTAGTAGCTTTTAAAAATCATATGTTCTATGCAGGTAAGTCTAGTACACCACAGACCTTAGTTTTTAGTGAAACTTTTGATGAAGATGGTTTTCAATCAGGTGACGGTGCAGGAACTATTAACGTAGATGATAACATTGTCGGACTAAAAGTATTTAGAGACTCTTTATTTATATTTTGTGAAAACAGAATATTTAAAATGACAGGATCTACTGTTAGTGACTTTGCTGTACAACCAGTTACCAGAGATATTGGTTGTGTAAATAAAGACACAATACAAGAATTTGCAGGTGATTTATTATTTCTTGGCCCTGATGGACTTAGAACTGTTGCTGCTACTGCAAGAATTGGTGATACGGCTCTTGGTGCGATTACACAAAATGTGCAGTCTATTTTTGATGCTAATATTAAAGACTCTACAGTATTTGAAAGTGTAGTAATACCAGATAAAACACAGTATAGAATATTCTTTTCAAAAGCAGGACAAGGTGAAAAATTAACAAGAGGTATTGTTTGTGTTAGAAGGGCAGACAAGTTCGAGTTTGCAGAAATACGTGGTGTAAAACCATCAGCCACAGACACTTTAGTTGTTGATGGAGATGTTACAGTTATACACGGTGATTTTTCAGGATATGTTCACAGACAAGAAAAAGGTAATACTTTTGATGGTACAGCAATACTAGCAAGATACAGAAGTCCTGATTTAAGTTTTGGAGACACTGGTGTTAGAAAACACATGCAAAGAGTTATCCTTAACTTTAAACCTGAGTCAGCAATAGATGCAGATCTTTTTGTTCGTTATGACAACGAGGCATCTGACTCTGCGAGACCTGCAGCATACCCTTTAGACAGTTCTCAGGTTGCAGCACAGTTTGGTTCTGCAACTTTTAGTACAACTAGCAGTGCTGCACAGTTTGTTTTTGGCGGTCCATCACAGCCACTTGTAAGACAGTCAGTGGAAGGATCAGGTTTTTCTGTAGCATTAAGAATTAAAGATGGTGGAGAAACGGCACCATATTCCCTCAAAGGGTTTCAATTAGAATATTTAGTAGGAGCAAGACGTTAGATGGGTAATACATACACGAGACAATCTAGTTTTACAGACGGTGATGTTATTACTGCTGATCTGTTCAACAATGAATATGATCAACTCTTAGCTGCATTTGCAGCAAGCACAGGACACACTCATGATGGTACGGCTGCAGAGGGTGGCCCTATCACTAAACTGTTAGGAACTAACATTACCATCGGTGATGCCACAGCAGGTACTGATATTACAGTAACCTTTGATGGTGAAAGTAACGATGGTGTTTTTAAATGGATGGAAGATGAAGACTACTTTGAGTTTTCTGATGACATTCTTATAGCCTCTGATGAAAAGTTACAGTTTCGTGATACAGCTATTTACATTAACTCTAGTGCTGATGGTCAGCTTGATCTTGTCGCAGATACAGAAATACAGATTGCTGCTACAACAGTAGACATAAATGGTAACGTAGATGTATCAGGAACACTTACCGTTGCAGGTGCTGTAGACTTTGGTGATGCTGCTTTATCAAATGTAGGTGCAGTACAGTTAGATAGTATTGCAGGTGATGCTGACTCTAATACAAGTATAGCATTTAGTGGTTCTGATGTAATTACAATTACTGCAGGTGGTGAGACACAAGTAACATTTAACAATGGATCAATACTTCCTACAACAGATGACGATGTAGATTTAGGTTCTAGTTCTTTTGAGTTTAAAGATGGTTACTTTGACGGTACACTTCATGCAGATGCAATAAACTTTAACGGTACAGCTATAACAGCCACTGCAGCAGAACTTAATATTATGGATGGTGTCACTGCTACTACAGCAGAGCTAAATACTTTAGATGGTGTTACAGCCGTAGTGGGTGAGCTTAACGCTCTTGATCTAGGTTCTACAGGTACAGGCACAGCCATTAACTCTAAAGCAGTTGTACTAGATGCTAACAAAGACTACACTGGTATAAGAAATCTTACACTTACAGGTGATCTTACTATTGGTGGTGATGATCTTACTATGGCTACCAATACTGCAGGACATCTTATGATTGCAGATGGCACAAATTTTAATCCTACGGCTGTAGGTGATTTATCTGAGATTAGTACGGTTGCTAACGATGACGTATTTCTTGCTGTAGATACATCTGGTGGTGGTCTTAAAAAGATTACACGTAGCACTATAGTTTCTGGTCTTGCTGTTAGTGGTGCTGCTATATCTAACGTAGTAGAGGATAGCACTCCACAGTTAGGTGGCAACCTTGATATGAATGGTAACGATATTGTTACTACATCAAATGCTGATATTGATTTAGCACCTAACGGCACAGGTAAAGTAGTTGTAAAAGGTAATAGTAATCCTGGTACTGTTGTATTTAATTGTGAGGCTAACTCTCATGGTCAAACAGTAAAAGCACAACCACACTCAGCCTCTGTTACTAATGTGCTAACTCTACCTCCTGGTGGTGATCAAGAGATAGTTGGTACGACAGCAACACAAACACTTACAAACAAAACGTTTGGTGACAACACTAGCTTTGGTGATAACAACATTACCAACGTTGGTGATATTGCTCTAGACTCTATCAGTGCTGATGGTACAGATATTAACGTGGCTGTTTCTGATAACTCAGCTACTGCATTTACAATTAAACAAGGCTCAGATAATTATTTTGTAGTTGATACAGGTAATAGTAGTGAGTCTATTGCTATTGGTACAGGTGTATCTGGTACAGCTATTACACTAGGACATAGCACCTCAGAGGTTACAGTAGCAGACAACCTTACAGTTACAGGTGACTTGACAGTATCAGGAACAACCACAACAGTAAACTCTACTACTGTAAATCTTAACGATCACAATATTGTTCTTGACAGTGGTAATAGTACATCTGCTGTAGTCAACGGTGCAGGTATTACAATAGAGGGTGGTAGTGGTGACGATGCTACATTTACCTATAATACTTCAGGACCAAAGTTTGAATTAAAGTTAGGATCTAGCCATGAAGATTTACAGGTAGATCAACTAATTGCTGCATCTCTAGATATTAGTGGTGACATTGATGTAGATGGTACAACTAACTTAGATGTTGTTGATATTGATGGTGCTGTTGATATGGCATCTACTCTAGCTGTTGGTGGTGTAGTTACAGCTAACGCAGGTGTGGTAATAGATAACATTACTATTGACGGAACAGAGATTGATCTTAGCTCTGGAGACTTGACAGTAGATGTCGCAGGAGATATTATCCTAGACGCAGATGGTGGTGACTTTAAGTTTCAAGATGGTGGTACTGAGATACTTAGAATTACCAACTCGTCTAGTGACGTAGTTATCAGACCTGTTGTAGATGCTAAAGATCTTATCTTTCAACAAAGAGATGGAACAGAAGTAGCTAGGATTGAAGACAATGGTACATTCAACGTTGTCACAGATAAACTAGCAATAAACGGAACTGCTGTAACTTCCACTGCTGCAGAACTAAATATACTTGATGGTGCTACAGCAACTGCATCAGAAATAAATTTATTAGATGGTGATACTTCTGTTGGTGGTTCAATAACATTGGCAGATGGCGATGGTTTTATAGTCAATGATAACGGAACAATGAAAACTATTCCTGCATCAGATGTAAAAACTTACGCTGCAGGTAGTGCTGCCACTAAAGGATTTGCCATTGCTATGGCAATAGTATTTGGATAGAAAGGTAAAAGTAAATGGCAACCCCAAATATAATTAATGTAGCAACTATTACTCCAAAGGTAGCAGTTGGTGCGGTAACAACAAGTAGAGCAGACATCGTTGATGTACCTGCAGAAAACTGTGCAAAGATAAACACACTAATGATATCAAACATAGATGGTACAAATGCTGCTGATATTACTGTTGAGGTAAGTGTAGACAACGGATCAAACTATGTTAAGATAGCTAACACAATATCTGTACCTGCTGATGCAACTCTAGTTGTTGTAGGTAAAGACAACGGATTTTATTTAGACGAGACAGATCTACTCGCTGTTACAGCTTCTGCTAACAGTGACCTAACATACTTGGTTAGTTACGAACTTCTAGTAGACTAAAGGTAATTAATAATGCCCAGATACAACGGTGGTTTTATAGGCACTGACGGATTAGATGCACCTGATGCACCTACAATAGATTCTGTTACAGCAGGTGATACACAGGTAAGTGTAGCATTTACTGATGCAGGTGGTGGTACATCAGCTACTACAAGTTTTGTTGTGCAGGTTAGCACAGATGGTACAGACTACAGTGCAGGTTCTAACACAGGTACATCTTCTCCTATTGTTGTAACTAGTTTAACTAATGATACTGCAGCTACAGCTAAAGTGTGGGCTATAAATGTTTATGGCACATCTGCTCCCAGTGATGCTAGTTCTAGTTTTACTCCTGTTGCACCAAACTACGGTAATCGTGGTATTATTGCAGGTGGAGTTTTCCCACCTAGTTATAATCGGTCAAATGTTATGGATTACGCCACTATTACAACAACAGGCAACTTTACTGATTTTGGAAATCTTGCGGCAGGTAATGATAATGCCGCAGGTTTAAGCAGTGGGTCAAGGGGTGTTTTTGGAGGGGGTGAAGAAAGTTCAAGAACAAATCGTATTCAATATATAACATTTGCTTCAACAGGTAATACGGAAGACTTTGGAGATTTAACTTTAGCTAGAGAACGACTAGCAGGTGTGTCAAGTGTCACAAGGGGTGTATTTTGCGGTGGGACAACAGGTGATAATACTAATGTTATGGATTATATTACTATTGCCTCCACAGGTAACGCCACAGATTTCGGTGACACAAATGTAACTCAAAATGGTCAGGCAGGTGCAAGTAGCTTTACGAGAGGGTTGATTATTGGTGGCACATCAGGAAACAGAGACAGCATAGAATATATCACTATAGCATCCACAGGCAACGGAACGGACTTTGGCGATTTAACTGGTGAGCATGAACAATGTGCAGCATATTCTAATGGAACCACTGCAATGATCGGCAATGACAATGATGGGGCTTCAACAAAGGGTAGAATTGAAAGTGTAACAATCGCAACTCTTGGAAATGCAACTGCATTTGGAAGTCTTACAACATCTGAAAAGATGAATAGTGGTAATATCGTTGCTAATGCAACAAGAGCTTTAGCTTCTGTTGGGTTTTCAGATACAACTTCAGCATCATCTAATACCGTAGAATATTTTACCATAGCTTCGGCAGGAAATGGAACGGATTTTGGCGATTTAACACAAGCAAGACACTCTGCACGTGACGCTTCAGCATCAGGGAATTAAGTAATGCCTAACTTTAATGGCGTGTGGTCACTCACAACACAAGCACAGTATGCCTCAGATTGGCCTAGCCCTCCTACTATCGGTCTTTTTGCAGCAGGGTCAGGCACTATAACTAATATAGACCAAATTAATATTCTCTCTCTAGGTAACGCTACTGATTTCGGTGATATGACCATATCAAGAGGTGGTGGTGCTGCTTCTGGTATTGCAAGTTCAACAAGAGGTATTTTTGCAGGGGGTTATGATGGTAATGCAAGTGCAAAAACTAATGTAATAGAGTATGTTACTTTTGCAGCAGCAGGTAATGCAAGTGATTTTGGAGACTTAACAGTAGCAAGACAAATGCCTGGAGGTGCATCAAATTCAACAAGAGGGGTTATTGCCACAGGTGGCCCTGCAAGTGGTTACACAAATGTAATTGATTATATCACCATAGCCTCAACTGGTAATGCTACTGATTTTGGTGATGTAACAGAATCAAGAGACGGTCCAGGGGGTGTTTCAAGTTCAACAAGGGGTGTCTTTGCAGGTGGCTACAGAGACCCTGATCCACGAACTTCAAACACGATTGACTATATCACTATTGCCTCTACAGGTAATGCATCAGACTTTGGAGATTTAACAGTCGGGAGATATTATAATGGCGGTGGTATATCTTCTGGAACAAGAGGTATCTTTCAAGGTGGTGGCGATGGTTCTTTTAATGGTATTAATGTAATTGATTATATTACTATAGCAAGCACTGGTAACGCTACAGATTTTGGAGACTTGTTGACTGCTAAATACGGTGTAGGAGGGACTTCAGATAGCGTATTTGGTGTTATGGCAGGTGGATCAAGCGACAGTAATGTTATACAATATATTACCATAGCAAGCACTGGTGATGCTGCAGATTTTGGTGATCTAATAACTGGTTCTACCTATACCGCAGGTTGTTCCCCAGGACATGGAGGGCTTCAGTAATGTCAACTAGAGACTTCACAGCTAACGTTATATCTACTACTAAAGTAGTGCCTGATGGTAACTTTAAAGATAGCAAAGCATCAGGTGTGTGGGATATTAATGAAGCACTAGATCTTATCAAAGGTGGTAACTGGCCTAACGCAGCTAACATTAATCCTGCTGCTTTTGTTGATGCTTTGTTTCAGTGTCACATATATACTGGAAATGGTGGAACACAAACAATAACAAATAATATAGATTTAAGTGGCAGTGGTGGTTTGGTTTGGATTAAGAAAAGACTTGCAGCCGACAACCATGCCCTATTTGATACTGAAAGAGGTGTTAATAAAGATTTAGAGTCTAACGACACAGACGCCTCTAACAACCTAAACGGCTCCGTAACTGCTTTTAATTCTAATGGTTTTTCTTTAGGTGACAGTACTACTGTTAATAATGGAGATGGTGGCATCTATAGTTCATTCGTCTCTTGGACCTTTAGGAAGCAGCCTAAATTTTTTGATGTTGTGACGTACACAGGTACGAGTTCAGCACAAGCAATTAGCCATAATCTTGGTTCAGTTCCTGGCATGATTATGGTAAAATGCACAAACGATACTGGTAATTGGCGAGTTTATCACAGAGGTTTAGACGGTGGTAATGCTCCAGAAGATTACGTTATAAATCTTAATTTAACAAATGCAGAAGCTGACAGCAGTAGTTTTTGGAACGATACTGCACCGACAAGCACTCATTTTACAGTAGGTGGTGACGATGATGTAAATGACTTTGGTGACACATACGTAGCCTACCTATTCGCACATAACAATAATGACGGTGGCTTTGGTGAACCTGGAGATCAGGACATTATCAAGTGTGGAAGCGTTACTTTAGATGGCTCTGGTCAAGGTCTTGTTGATTTAGGGTTTGAGCCTTCATGGATAATTTATAAACGTACAGATGGCACGGGCAATTGGATTATTAACGACAACATAAGAGGTTGGACTGCGATGCCAAATCAAGCAGGGGCAATGATGTTAGCTAACAGCAATCTCGCAGAGGGTTCGTATTCTCCTGCATCTTATCTTAACTCAAGCGGCTTTCTTATAAGTGGTTCTTCTGGTCAGACATTTATTTACACGGCAATTAGACGTGGTGGTATGCAAACCCCAACTGCAGCGTCTGATGTGTTTGATATTACAACTAGGATTGAAACAACTTACAATGGCCCTGACCCAGATTTTTCAGCTAATCATCTTGTTGATATGGTTTTGTTTAAGGACATTGCAAACGGCAGTAGTGCTTGGACAAACTCAGCAAGACTAATACAAGGCTATAACTTACGGCCAAACGCTACTAACGCAGAAGCGTCATCAGCTTTCTACTCTTTTAATTATATGAATGGTTGGGGTAATAGCGCAAATGGTGCAGACACAAACGATCAAACATGGATGTGGAAAAGAGCTAGAGGCTATTTCGATGTGGTTACTTACATTGGGAACGACACAGCAGGGCGTACTGTAAGCCATAATCTTGGTGTTGTTCCAGAAATGATGTGGGTGAGAAGACGTAACTCTACTGGAGGTGATTGGGATGTTTATCATAAAGATATTGGAAATACTAAATATCTAACATTAAACTCAACAGCCGCTGCTTCCACAAGCCAATATACATGGCATAACACTACGCCAACAGAAAGTGTTTTTACCATAGCCACAGGCGCTAATAATACAAATGGTGACTACTTCATAGCCTACCTTTTCGCTACCTTAGCAGGTGTATCCAAGGTGGGAAGCTATACTGGAAATGCAGGTGCTTCCACTATTAATGTAGACTGTGGCTTTACTGGTGACACACCTAGTTTTATACTTATAAAAGAAACCAGTGGCACTGGTAATTGGTGGGTGTTTGATTCTGTAAGAGGTATTGTTGCAGGTACTGAAAAAGCTTTATATCTTAATACTACGGATGCCGAAACAAGTGCTTATGATTACATAGATCCTTATTCTGGTGGTTTTTCTTTATCAACAAACTCTGGGATTAACACTGACGGTGCTACGTTTATCTTCTATGCCATAGCAGCAATATCATAACACAAAAGGATTAAAATGTTAAAAGACTTATCAAAAAATTATAACGAGGATCAGACACAACTGGTCACACAAGACATAGACATTCAGCTACCAATGTCAAAGCCTGAATACAAATCTATGTTGGCTAATATTAAAGAACATGCTCCTGCTATACGACAGGCATCAAGCAACTTCTATAAGTCTCACTCACAGATGATGAGTGTAACACTGGACGTTACAGCTATCACACCTATACGTTCTATTAAGCACAGTCTAGCTGAGATAGAAAAGACTAAATCTGCACTACAAGAATCTTACTTCAAGATGAAAAAAGAAGAGGTAAAACTAAAAAAGCTAGAACGTAAGCTACTAAAAGAAACTGATCCATTAGAACGAGAGATGCTAGAGATTAAGATAAACGAGAAGCAAGCACAGGCTGCAAGCTCTCGTGGTTATGTAGAAGGTGCAGTACGTAAGCTAAACTTCTTTACTAACCAGTACGACAACCTGATGGAAAAGATAGGTAAAGAGGAACTAACAGAAGAAGACTACGAGCTAGAAGAAATCAAGTACCACATTATGACCTGTATGAAGCAAGCACTCAACAGTGCAAGACCTAGAGGTGGTGTCATTGATGAGGGTAACATGATCTACTTGTTTGATTTAGGTATCAACGCAGCACAAGCACAAGCTGAAGTGTTTGCTTACCTAGAGTGGGAAAACAAAGTAATACAAGAAGGTAAAGTGCCAGAGCACCACCACACAGTACAATGGTTAGAAGCTTGTGCAGACAAGTGGGCGCATTGTCCTGGCGATTTTGCTAACAGTCGTGGATTTAACATATTAGATAGAACATCTTTAACTAATACACCACAGCTAGAGGATAAGACAGATGGCTGACATCAAACTTACTTCTGACGATCTAGAGGAGATGTTAGACAACGCAGCTAGACGTGGGGCAAAGGAGGCTCTGCGTTCTATAGGTTTGCTTGATGATGACGCAGCTAGGGATATTATAGAGATGAGAAGTTTGTTAGAGGCTTGGAGAGACACACGTAAATCTGTCTGGTCAACAATAGTTAAAGTAACCACTGTCGCACTGCTGACGTTTATTGCAGGTGCGGTATGGATGACAATGGGTAAATAAGGAATAGATTATGGTAGAAGTCACAGACGTATATGGTGTTACACGTAACTATAGTAGTGATGATGCACGAGATAAAGCACGTCAAACAGAAAGAGACAAGGCTCTACTAGAAGCTGCTCAGTCTGGAGATTTTTCTGCTGTAACTGCTAATGTAAATCCTAGGGATAGGCGAGATGTAATTAATCAAGCCAATGCAATACTTAAAAAGTATAACGCTCTAGAAGGTGCAAATACTGGTGACTATAGTGGCGCTAGTGCAGATACACCTAAGTTGTATATAGGAGGTGGTCAAACTGCTAATTCCTATAATAGAGTTTTTAATGAAGGTAGAGGTTATGCTGTTTATGATAGCGTTACAGAGGCTGACGGTACACAGTATCTAGCTGTATCGGGTAAGAACTCTAGTTTTATTGAAAAGATAAACCCTGACGGTACTCGTGAAAGAGTAGACAGTGTTTCTAGGATAAATTCAACTCCAGATGCATTTGGTAATGTAACAAAAACAGGCACTAGAGGAAAAAATGTCAGAAGAGTTTTAGATGCATTTAGTAATTTAAAAACAGGACTTGCTAATACTACTACTACTACTTCTACTACTTCTACTACCACTGATACTGATGATGACACTACTGATACTAATTTAACAGACACTAGTCTTACCGATGGTCCAAGTCCAGGAGGAGGCACTAGTCTGCAAGACACAGCTTTTGTTGATAGAACTGTAGATAGACCTGAGATCGTGGAGATTACACCTTCAACAGAGGTGGTTCAGTTAAAACCTGGTGAAGTGGCTCCCATAGACCCAAGTACTCCAAAAACTGTTGTTCAACAGGTTGCACCTGTAACTCAAACACAACCAACACAGGCTTCACCTTTTGTAATGCCAGGTTCTGTGCCTCAGACAGGAACTGTTGCTACACCTGTACAGACTGCAGGACTGTCTGCTGTTCCTGGACAAGTGACTTACAAAACAAGTTATGCAGGTACTGCAGGTGCAGTGCCACAAACAATACTTACTTCTACTCCAGGATCAGGTGAGCAGATTGCCTCTGGATATCAGCAAGTTCCGTACATAAACCCACAAACTAATCAAGTAATAATTGTCACTGAGTTTAACGGTAAACCCATTACTTACATACCACCTGGGTTTGTACGTCAAGCATCAATGACAGAACAACAGACAGTAGAACAACCAACAGCTTCAGATAATATGGGTATGTCTCTAGGTGGAGATGTTACCCTAGCTAGAAAGTTTTTAGGTTTTCCAGAGGACGCTCCTGATAATCAGCTTGATAACTTTTTACAGTCTAGCCCTGCTGCTGCTGCACGTATGGGTAAATACAGACAAGCTATGATGAATATGGGCGGTATGCGTATGGGTGCTCAAGAAGGTACGACTGTAACAACTGCTCCTCCTGCCCCTGTTATAAACAATCCCCTAGCTCAACAGAGCGCTAACTTGGTAGGTCAGACAATGCAACCTATCCAAGCTCCAATAGCAGGGATACAACCTACTGCCGAAGAATTTATACCAGTAGATGCAGGTATGACTACACCTATGGCTCCGTTTGCTGAAGCGGCTACAACAGGGGCAGTAACACAAGCAGAAATGCCTACCCCTACAGACATTACTACTGCTGACTTTACTACTGTATCTCCTCAAGTACAATCTGAAACAGATAAACTTGCAGCAGAACAGGGTGAAGTTTCAGATATAATAAATGCTGCTCAACAAGAAACCACCTCTGTTTCAGGATTAGAAGCTGCATTAGGTGATTTTATAAAAGTAGATGCACCTGATGCTAGAGAAATACAAGAAGGTGAAATAATATCTGGTGTAGCAGATGCTACTAAAGCTTCTAAATTTACTGAAGCAATACAAGCTGCAGAAGCCACACCCTCTAAACAGGCAACAGTTGCAGGTCAGCTAGAAGGACTTATGAATCAGTTTGAGGGTGGCAATACACCTCCTTGGGCTGCAGGATCAATGAGACAGGCTATGGCTACGATGGCTGCTCGTGGTCTAGGTGCATCTAGTATGGCAGGACAGGCTATCATACAAGCTACTATGGAGGCTGCACTACCCATTGCCCAGATGGATGCACAGACACAGGCACAGTTTGAATCACAAAACTTGTCTAACAGACAGCAACGTGCTATGCTTGCAGCACAACAACGTGCTCAGTTTATAGGGCAAGAGTTTGACCAAGCGTTCCAGGCTCGTGTGCAAAATGCAGCTAAGATTGCTGATGTAGCTAACATGAACTTTACTGCTGAACAACAGATAGCTCTAGAAGATGCTCGTGCAGCTAACACAGTAAACTTAAACAACCTGTCTAACAGACAAGCTATGGTAATGGCAGAGGCTGCTGCTCTAGCTCAACTAGACATGGCTAACCTATCCAACAGACAACAGGCTGCTGTACAGAACGCAGCTAACTTCTTACAGATGGACATGGCTAACCTGTCGAACAGACAGCAGACAGAGGTGTTCAAAGCGCAACAAAACATACAGGCTTTGTTTACTGATCAGGCTGCAGAGAACGCTGCTGAACAATTTAATGCAGCAAACAAAAATCAAACAGACCAGTTCTTTGCTAACTTAGCAGGTCAGACATCACAGTTCAACGCTGTTCAAGCAAATGCTATGGATCAGTTCAACGTCAACAGTGTCAACGCTCTGAGAGAGTTTAACTCACAGATACAACAACAAAGAGATTTGTTTAACGCACAGAACGGTTTGGTGATAGCACAGGCTAACGCTCAGTGGAGACAAAACTTAGCGACACTTAACACTGCTGCACAGAACGAAAGCAACATGGCTTTTGCTCAGACTATAAACGCTTTGACATCTACTAACCTTGATGCAATATGGCAGAGAGAAAGAGATATACTATCTATGGCTTTCCAAGTGTCAGAGAGCAACGCTGACAGGGCTAACAGTATTATACTTCAGAAAATGGCTGCTGATGCTGAGATAGATGTTGCAGAACTAATGGCTAAGATAGGGGCTAAAGAACAAACTGGTAATCTTATTGGGGAGTTGGCTCTAAAAGCATTTTCTGGTTTAAATTTATTTAATTAAGGATTAAACATGTTAAACTCATTTCTAGATAAAAGAAGAAAAAAAATGATGCTTGAACAGGGTAATCCTGAGTTGAATGTAGCTGATCCTGGAGTTAAACGTCAAAGAAAAGCTCTTGGTAATCCTGATTTTGATTTTAGTGAAACTAGAGAAGGTGTTAGGAGAATACAAAATGATTCTGAAAATAAATCAAAGGATGATTCTAATATTATGCTTGCTTACACAGGTGGTTGGGGGGAAATACTAAATGAGGTTTTTGCAAGTGAAAATGAATCTCCTGAGTTATCAAAAAAGAGAGAAGAGTTAGGTATAAAAACTACACAAAACACATCTTTACCTGATAAAGAAGGTTCTAAAACGCCCTCTAACTTAGTTGAGTTTATAATAGAACTTGAAGATTTTAGTCCAACTGCTTACGATGATTTTAAACAAACATCTATAGGCTACGGAACAAAAGCCACCAGTAAAAAACAAACAATAACTGAGCCAGAAGCCAGAGAACTTATGAAAAAAGATTTAGATGCTGCACGTAAAACTGTTTTAAAACTAAAAGAAACAGCAGGTTATGACTGGAACGAAAATCAAGTAGATGCTCTTACAAGTTTTACTTATAATTTAGGGGCAGGTAACTTGAGAAAGTTAACAGACAATGGCACAAGAGGTGATGAAGAGATTGCTGATATGTTACCAGAGTACAAGTATGCAGGTGGTAAAATTAATGATGGTCTTATAAAAAGAAGAGCAGCAGAACTTAAATTATTTAACGAGGGTTACTAGATGACAGAAGCAGCACTTATGGCAGCAGTGCCAGGACAATCTCTTACGGACTATCCTAAGAATTATCCTTGGGAAAGACCGCCTGAAATAACAGATCCTAATGACGCTATTAAGTTTCACATTGATAGGATAGCAGATGAGGATGTTATAGATAACGTACTAGACCTTCTTGAGTTTGGAATACCTGCAAAGACACTATCTGAATCCATAATGACAGCAGCAGTGGGTTCAGGTATTCACAGCATAGATGTAAGTCTTATAATAGAACCTATCGTCAGAGACTTTATGATGAAAGCTGCTGATATGGCAGGGGTAAATTACAAAGAAACATTTAAACCTGATGAAATGACTATGGCTGAACGTGCCTCTCTTTTTGATGAGGCTGTTGCATCAGTACCTGAAGGTGAGAGAGACAAAGGATTTGAACTAGTTAAAGAGGCTGCTGAGTCTATGAAAGAAGAACCAGTTGAGGAAGAAACAAAAGAAGAACCTAAAGGTTTGATGGCGAGGTAGTAAAATGGTTAGTATAGTTTTTGGGGCTGCTGCAGGTAGAATAGCAGATCTCATGAAAGAAAACAGAGAGTACCTAAAAGCAAAACAAGGTATGCTTCAAGATTATATGTTGAAAGCAGGTTTTGAAGAGAGGGCTAAACTAAAAGAAGCTAGAGCAGAAAGAGCAAAGCTTTTAGATGAAGCAGATAAACTTGGTATTGATGAAGAGGCTGCTGCAGTTTTATATTCTACTGGTCAATTGTCTAGCACAGTAGGTTATTTAAAAAAGATAGAGCAGTCTGAAGATCCTGATAAGAAGATAAACAAAGCAGGGTTAAAAAGATTTAGTGAGGCTATTGTTGCAAGTGTACCTGAAGAAAAATTAGGTGCAGCCATGAAGTACGCTTTTGAGTTAGGGGCTGCAGAAGATCCAAGCTCTGATAAATTAGTAGAAGCCATACATGCTACATCACTGGATGATTTTGATGAGGCTATCTCTGAATTTATGAACACGTCACCGACTACTCGTGTAGCCCCAAACATAAGTCCTTTTGACATTAATAGAAGGGGTTTAATAGACTACGATCCTGCAGATATAAAAGCAGCTAGAGAATTGATAGATGCTAATTTAAAAACACAACTTGAAACAACGACAAATCCTAACACTGGTCAATTACAGTTCACAAACCCAGATGCTTCAGGTGAAATTTTAAACAACGCAGTAGATTTTTACGTTAGTGAAATGTCTGACCCATTAAAGTCAAGAAGTGGGGCTGAAGTTATTAAAGATATTTTTAACAGGGTAGACGCTCTGACTGAAGATCCAAACATAGACTTGAGAGATATTGCAGAGAATTTTAAAACATTTCAAGTTCCTTCTCCTTTTCAAGGACCAATGCCTTTATCTCCTGACACTGTTGAAGAGACAATTATTAACCAAGAGACAGAAACTTAAATGAGCACTTACGTACAAAAAGCACCTGACTCTAGTTTTATTGATCTTGTTGAGGATGACGATTTCAAAAGAGACTTAGTTAGATTTTTTAGTGGTGGTAGATATAAATATACTAAAGACGAAATAAAAGAAATGGGTTTTGAGAATCTCACCAAAGATTTCATAGAACACATGAGAGCACAATCAGTCAACGAAGTTACTGCCACAAAAGATTTAAACTATGTTCGCAATAAAGACTTTAGCTATAAAGGTAAACAAGCTTTTGGTAGGCTAACCCAGGCATGGGATAGTTCTAAAGAAGCAGGTACAGGTTTCTTTGACGGTCTAGGAGACTTTGCAGAAGGTGTGGTTACAGCACCATCTACTTACTTGGGGTTTGCTAGTTTTGGTCTTGGAAAAGTTGGGGCTAAAGTAGCATCTAAAGGTGTTCAGTTAGCTGTCAGAGCAGGTCTGAAAGAAACTTTAAAGAAGAATGTAGTTAAGTCTTCTATCGCAAGGCAGTCTGTAAAAGATGCAGGTACAGGTGCAGTAACTGGTGCTGCTGTCTCTGGGTTTCAGGGTAAACAACAAGGTGAAACTAGAGAAGAACTTGGGGTAGGTCCAGAATACACAACAAAAGATTTAATCTTTGATTCTACTGTAGGTGCTGTAGCTGAAGGAACTTTTGGTGCAGCTACAGGTTACATCTCTGGTTTTGTAGGTAGAGGTAGAGCTAAAAAAGTAGAAGATGTAATGTTACAAAGAAACACTACATTTAAAAAGCAAGCAGAAGAGGCTGCTAAAAAATCTCTTGGAACTATAAAAGCTGCTTCAGATGCTGAAAAGAAACAAGCTATGAATATCGTAGCTGATGTAGAGGATATACTGTCTGCTCGTGCAGGAGTAAAAGGTGCTAAGATAAAAGCCAGATTAGATCCTGAACGTGTAGCCAAGGGTAGAGCTATCCTCAACGCAATGTCAGATCCAAAAGCAAACCCAGAGTTTAGTTCTGGTCTTTCAGTGCAAACAATGAGAGGTATTGCTGCTGCTAGTGTAGACCTCATGAGAGAGTTGAAGCTAGATACAAAGGGTGGTGACATCAGGATCACTGAGGCTATAGCCAACAAGCTGAGAGATGGAGAAGCCCAGGAAGTATTTACGATACTTAAAAATGTAAAAGACAAGTATGGTCTTTCCAAAGATGAGTTCTCTATGATCTACTTATCTGAGGTATCAAGAGCAGGTCAAACTCTAGGATTTCAAAGTGCTATAAAACGTGGTGCTAAGATAGATATGGATAAAGCATCTGATATAGATGTTTTATTTTCTAAGGGTGCTTCATCTATCAGCAGTCAAGACGCACAGGAAATATCTGCAGCAGCAGTTAGAAACTCTAAGGGTGGTGTTTATAAATTCTTGCAAGACTTAGACACCATGAGAATATCTTTCATGACTTCTCAACCTGCCACTACAATGCGTAACTTGACTAACGTAGGTATCCTTATTGGAACAGATATGGTAGACCAAGTTAACAAGGCTATCTACAAAGGGATTACTGGTGACGCATCTCAAATAAAAACTTTTATACCTAACATGACAGCAGTTATTAGGGGTCTTGTAGTTGGTAATGTGACAGAGGCTAAACTCCTACGACAAATTATGTTAGAAGAAATGCCAGAGCAGTCCATGCGCTTGTACAACCAAGCCATGAGGATTGAAGTTGGTATGGAAAGCAGTGGTGTACTAGCTAAAACTGGTAGACTAGTAAACATGGCAAACACTCTTTCTGATTCTGTTTTTAAAGAGGGTATTTTCTATGGATCTTTAGAGAGACAGTTCAGAGACAAGGGTATGTCGATGTCTGAATGGTTGAAATCTAACACTAAGTTAGAAGATCTACCAGAGGGTATAGATTTAAATCTTGCTGTTGATGACGCTAACAGACTTACCATGCAGAGAGACTTTAGAGGTGCTGACTCTGTACTAGCAAGTACAACAAGAGGGTTAGTAAACTTAAATAGAAAAGTACCATTCCTTGTTTCAGCAGCAGCAGGTGTTCCCTTTCCAAGATATTTAGGTAATCACCTACAGATGGTATCTGACTACGCTCCTATCCTTGGGGAGATGTTGCACAGATCAGGTCTAACTGAGGGTGCTAAAGATGATGCCACTAGGTATGCACGTCAAGCCACTGGAGCTATGATGTTGTTTGCAGGGTATCAGATAGCTAAAGATAGAGATGGTGAAGTAGACTACGGATCTATAAAGAATGAGTTAGGAGCACAAGAGGATCTCAAGCCTTTACTAGGTGCTGCTATGTTTCATATGTATCTAGGTGATCAGGCATGGAGAAAAGAGAATGGTCTTCCTACCTCTTTTGAAAACACAGATCAGTTAAAAAGAGACTTGCAAGATGTTCTTGGTGGTATACCAGAATTTTCTTTTGATCTTGGTATTCCTGTTGCAATATTAGATGCTGCAGCAAAACAAGAAATAACACCAGATTTAGAGAAAAAGTTTGGAGATTTCTTAGCTACATTTACCATGCCAGGTGCAATAGCTAGAGACTTGATAGGACAGGCAGACTATGATCAAGCAGGTAATCCTTTCACCAGAGAACTAGCAATTACAGATGATGTTAAGCTAGACTATAGTGGCGCTGAGATGACTAACAGAGCACTGAGGATGCTACCTGATGTAAGATCAGTGCAGTACCTACAGTCTTTCAACGATGAGACAGACATTGCCTACTATGACTTTGACAACCCTGTAGCTAGAGGTAAAGTAAATCCTGCCCT